TATTGTTTATATTGTTTATTAATGTTATAATGTTTCTTGGTTTTACGCTATAATATTCAGTTAACAAATTCATATCAACCAATTTTTTTAAACTCTTTTTTACTTCTGATACTTTAACTCCAAGTTTATTTGCAAGCACTACATAATTTTCATATTTTTCAATGTTTAATCTAGCTATCAATATAGCTTCTAAAGTATTCAATCCTTCAATTTGATAAAGTAATGGATTGATAAACGTAGCTGTTTTATTAGCATACATTTCTTGGCCTTTATAACTAATTCTTTTGTTGTTCATATTTATAGGTTTTTGTTTGTGGGTTATTTATTTTGTAAAGATACTCTTTTAATTCTAGTTCTGTTGTTATGGTATCATCTTCAATATATTCTTGGATGAATTCAGCATATTCTTTATTGGGTTCATTTTGTTTTAGAACTTCAATTAATTTTTCTTTCGGTAATTCAATATCAGTTTCTTCTAGTTGAATGGTTTTTTTCTCAGCCAACATCAAATCCTCTTCTAATGTTGTTTCCCTATGGTTGGTAATTTTAGTTATTACTAGTTGGATTGGCACTTCTATTTTTTTTTCTACTTGAAGTGGTGCAGCTTCGCTGTTAAGTAAACATTCTAATCCTTTGTAGTTGATTGATAAAACATTTAACTCTTTACCAAATTGTTGTTTTTTGTTTATTAAAATGATATCAAGTTTTTTTAGTGTTGATATGCCTCTTTCAACTGTTGCTACACCTAAACCATTTTCATCGGCAAGACTTTTAGCACTCATCCAACATTCTTTATCTTGTCTTTCCCAACTCATTATCGTTGAAAGGATTAATTTATCAGATGCTTTTAATTTTTTTGACCTCTTAATTTCTTTTGACATTTGGTCGTTGATACCGTTGAGTATTCTTTCTTTGAAGTTTGTTAATTTTTTCATTTTTAATGGGTTAAAATAAAATTTGATGTTGCCATCTTATACTTGGGAATTTTAAGGGGTTCCCATCGGAGGGCAGCTTATCTCCCTCCGAACCCCATAACCAACACGTTGCTGATTACATTAATAAATATAATAAAATAATAGAAAAGGTCAATAAAAATAGGTATCGGTTGAGTGGTGCTTTTATAACTGTCTGATTATCAATTAGATTACTTTTAGTTTAAATCAATTTATTTTTCTGCTCCATCATTTTGATGGACACCTCCCTCATTTTGATGGACACCTCCCTCATTTTGATGGACACCTCCCTCATTTTGATGGACACCTCCATCATTTTGATGGAGGGTGGACCATCATTTTGATGGACAATAAGAATATAGTTATAATAATAATAAAAGAATAAAATAAGAATAGTAATAAGAATAACTATAATAATAGCAAAAATTTTAAAACAACCTATCAATTCTATTTTTTCTTTTTATTTTGCCGTAGGCTATTGAAAGAACCATATATCAATTAAACCTATTTTATTTCTTTTAAGCAACTATATCAATCTAAATGATATCAGATATCAGTCAACTATATTTAATTGATTAGCGTAGCTATAAATAGCTTAAAAATGAAAAGAACACCACTTCAACCCCCGAAGGGTATTTTGATTTTTCATTTTAAATAAAAACTATCTCAACCAATAAAGGGTGCGCCTGGCGCACCCACTATAAAGAACACCCCTTCAACGAAAAACCCTTCAACCCTTCGGGAACAGAACCAGCCTTCAACCCTTCGGGAGGGGAACCGACCTTTTGAAAATTTATTTTTAAAAACACTTGCAAGTTTCAAATTTATTTAATTCCTTTGTAGTGGGTTAAATAAAATTGTTATAAAAACTTCAGAAGGCTCCAGCGATGGGGCCTTTTGTCGTTTATACCAATTTGACTCTCTAAAATAAAATAACTATTTTTGTAGAAAAACAACAATGATTAAAAAAGCACTTTACCAGGTATTTACCAACACAAAAGCCAATTCAGAATGTGGTACAATGGTTCACGATAATAATATAACCAAAACAACATTTGGTATCATCAGTGGGTGGTACCCGCCAAATAACACAGAATGGCTTGAGTCCAATCAAGATAAAATAAAATGGAATATCAAGAAGGTATTGCACAAATATTTTAAAACAAATTTCATTTTGATTGATATTGATTATGCAAAGTCTTCAACACTTATGAATAAATCAAAACGTACTGGTTTAAGCTTCATTAAAATTGAATTCACAACAAGCCATCAACCCAACATAAACTTTGTTGAAAATATTTCAACTTATGAACAAATAAATAACGAAATAATAGATTACCTTTATACCATACCACTTGAATTCCAATTGAAAGGTCTTAGGAAGCCCAGAAAGAAATACTCAGAGACTTTAAAGGTAAAGTCGACCACTTATATCACCCAAGTTGAGAACGTGTCTTAAAATGGCTGTAATTAGCTTGAAAATAAATTAGAAAAAGTTATCCACATTTATGTCTTTTTGATAAAAGCTGGATATTTATAATAAACAACAAACAAAATGAACAGAACTTGCGATTTAATGTTTAATGAATTGATTGATACACTTGATGTGAGGGTATCACATTTATTAAGAACCACACTTGACAAAAATAAATATACAATGTATGTTGTGTTATATAACGATATTGTTATGATTTTAAAATTTGAAGAAGTCTATTTAAAACATAGAGAATTAATCAAACTTTCAACTGAATACATAACACTAGAGGAATACAATAAAAATAACATAAGATAAATAGATGTGACAATCGTAAAGAGGGAGATAAGAAATTATCTCCTTTTTTATTTTTCAAAAAACTTGCAAATGTCAAAAAAAAGTAGTTTCTTTGAAATAATTCAATTAAATTAGTTGATAAATAAACAATAGTACTATTAAAATATATCAATTATTAAGTCTTAATTAATTAAGAAATCAAAAATAGATAGACGAAACAAATAGTATAAGTGCATATAGGTCTATCAAATCCATTTCTAAGGTATATACAAGCAACGTATTCAACCAAATAATAAAATTCATATACTGAGTATAATTCAACTAGATAACCTCTTAAAATGGTTTAAATTAAGTTTAATGTAAATCCAATATCAACCAATTTATATTTTGGCATAATTTATATTAAAGAAGTTATGCCAAAATTCTCTCAAAGAAGTCTAAACAATCTAGTAAACGTACACCAAGACCTAGTAGCATTAATGCACGAATCAATAAAAGAATTTAATTTTACTGTTATTTGTGGTCAAAGAACCCAAGCGGAGCAAAAAGAATTATATAAACAAGGTAGAACCAAACCAGGTAAAAGAGTTACCAATGTTGATGGTGTTAAAAATAAATCAAAACATAACTACTCACCAAGTCTAGCTGTTGATATATGTCCATACCCTATTGACTGGAATGATTTAAAGCGTTTTAAGGCCCTATCTCAAGTAGTATTGAGGGTTGCTAAGGAAATGAAAGAAAAGGGTCTTATAAACAGCGATATCGAATGGGGAGGTAACTTCAAATCATTAGTGGATTATCCACATTACCAAATAAAATCAAATTAAAAACAAAGAAAAATGCCAAGAGAACCAATATCAAAAGATGATACTACTTTAATCAAAGATTTAAAGTTATATATCAATGAATTTTTATTAGACCAAGCAATCACTCAACTAGATTTTACCACAATAAGTACCGATAAGATATTTGTTGAAGAAACATTTGATGTTGATGTAACCCTTATCAACCAAAAGAAATTAACATTTGATGATATCTATGCTATTATCGAAAAATATTTTGGAATTTAACTTGCAATTATCAATTTAATGTAGTTTCTTTGTATTGTTGATTATAAGAATGATAATGTGGTGTTGAAACATAAGTGGTTATGTTGGGTGATGGGTGGTCCTTAATTGGTATCACCCATTACTTTTTATAAGAAGTGTACTTTTGTAAATTTCTAGATATTTATTAGTATAACATTAATCATAAAAATAAACAAAAATGGAATTAAAAACAAACTTATCAGAAATTATTAATGAACTAACCAATGATTTGGTTGAATCAGTAGTATTATTAGTTGAACTTGAAATGAATGAAGAGTATGAGAAAGCTGCAATTGTAAATGATATGATAGATTCAACAATTAACACACACGCAGAATATTTTGATTTAACAATGCTTGGTAAAAAAGATAACTTTATCATTTTGATGGGTAAACAAAAACAGATGGTTATAAAAAAAATAAAAGAAAACATCAGATTATTTGAAGAATAATTTGGAAGTCTCAAAAATAAACATTACTTTTACAATATCAATTAACAATTAAAACAAAACACAATGAAAACATTAGCATTATCACTTACAATTTTAACAGCAATCTTTGCAACATCTTGCAAAAAAGATTGTACAAACACCTCTCAATCTTATGAGTTAACTGTATCAACAACTAACAGAGACTCAATTGCTATTTTTATCAACAATCAATTTGTTGAATTGAATATTACAAATAATCAAGTATCAACTGGTGATGTAATTAAAGTACAAACATTCACTGATGAACCTTGGAATCAAATGAGTACTAGTATTTATCTAGATGGACAAGTAGCTGCTTATGATGCTTGTTACTGTTCAACACTAGAAGTAATAAATACTGTAGATTAAATAGAAAAGGCCCCAAATTGGGGCCTTATTTATTTCTATCCTTCTAACATATCTTCATCTTTTTTATTATCAAAATCGGTCAATTCAACAATATCATTTTTGGCTTCATTTGCTCGGCTAACCAACTTCTTAAATGTCTTCCATATATTAATACCAGAAATAGTTTCGAAGTTTTCGTGCATTGAAATAGTTTCAATACCAACCAATACAATTGCCAATACCTTGGTTAAGAAAAATGGTATTTGAACAAACAATCCAACAAATTCACCCAATACAAGATGTTCAATAAAAAAAATTGTTAATACAGCACCTTGATACAATATCATTTTAGATATTACATTGGATAGTTTTCTTGAGGTTATCTTCTGTTTAAGCTTTATGGCCTTCCATAAACCAGTAAATGTATCCAAAGCTATAACTACACCAACTAGTATAATTAATGGTTTAATAGGTAACAAGAATGCCCCTATTGTAGCAATCAACACTATAGTATTTTCTTGTAATTGATGTAATAATTTCATTAGTCTTGTGGTTAAGTTTAATTTTAAATTAGGCATAATAACGTTAGGTTTTTATTAACAACATCCACCATCGTGAAATCCGTCATAGAAACCACGATTGCGGTTATAAGGTCTTGGTATTACCAAATCTGAATCATAAGCTGATGTTTTGTCTGGAACCATATCTATTGTATTGTTTGCTGTATATTTAGGATATGATGAACCAGATGCACAAAGATAGTTTTTAAGTCTTTCTTCATAGAATTCGGCCATATTTGCAGTCTCAGCTTTAAGGTACTTCATATCATCCAATGATACTGACTCAGAGAAGTCACCAGATTGACGTTGAGGGCCTTTATTGGTTACTTGCATAGATAGGAAAGGCATAGCCATAGATGCAGCCCTCCAAGCAACTGCTGGTTGAATCTTATCGTTAACCAAGTAGTATTCAGTTGCTGTCAATGCTGAAGCTGAAAATTGGTCCAATATATAATTATAGAAGTTGGTACCCAATATTGGTTGAAGATAGGTATCTTGTGCTGCTGGTACAAATGGTAAGAAGTTTTTAGGGTCTACATTTGTTCCTAATGGTGTGTAATTTTTTAAGAAGTACTCGCTAACGATATTTATACTCATTTTATATAGTTTTTATTTTAAATTATGATGCTTTTGAAACTGATACTGTATCAAGCTTAACATTATTGATTTTGAAACCAACATTCAACCCATTCCAACGGAATAGTTTTCTTATAATTAATTCTAAATCATTTTGTGCTGGATATATTACTGTTTTATTAAATACTTCATAAGCAACTGGTAACTCAGCACCAGAACCTAATGAACCAGGTGTTTTGAAACCAAGTAATGTCGGGTTTATTTTGTGAGCATAAAGTATGTTACGTTGAATTTGGTCAGCTGTTGTTGCAAATTGCTTATCAATATTAGATACTTGAACTGGTGTAATGGTTGGAGCTAAATCTTTACCATCAGAAAATGTATACATTACCTTACCAGTATTTGAAGCACCACCAAAAGCAGCATTGATTGAGTTAACAATTTGTTCCTTTTCTTCTGGACCAGATGGTTTCTTATAGAATTGCATCAAGAATGATGGGTTAACACTATTTTCTATATTTGATTTATGATAGTTAGATATCTGACCATCAAGGTTAATCCAGTTAGCAGCAGCAACGTAGTTAGGTAATGAATAAACATTTTGACCTGGTGAATTGATACTAAATCTCCATACTTGAACCTTATCTTTTTTATTTAATGGGTCAAATACTGGTATAGGTTTAACAGGGTATAAACCACGGTTGTACCAATCATAACAATAGTAATAGCTTTGAGTGATACCGTTAGCGTCTCTAGCACCAACTCTCATTTTCTCTGGGCTAATACGTTTACGTCTTATTACCTTGGTAAAATCATCATTCCAAGTAACTTCAAAATATATCATACCGTGAATATGATAATCCATTGCTAGGATAGGTAATAACTCAGATATTGATTGGTCTTCACTAAAGAATGTTTCCATTTGTTTAGCTTCTATAAGCTGCATACCAGACAATTTTGATGTATCTAATACATATCCATCACCAGCGGTTAAAAGCTTCTTAAAATCTAGTATAGCACCGTGTAATGAGCTTGTGTAGTAAAGACTATTCAACTCTTGGGGGTATAAGTTATCAGCACCAAAATAAACATAACCATTTGATATGTTACGTTCATTAACTAATGGTTGAGAATAATCATATCTCAATTTAAATGAATCCAACATATAATTACCGTTAGGTGTTGGAGTTGATTGAACTGATTCAATAACTTTATCTTTACCAAAATTTATTCCTAATATTTTCATTTGTTTCTTTTTGTTTTATTTTATATTATCTATACGCTGGTAATACATCATCTGCAACACCATTGACATATACCTTACCTTGTTCAAGAATACGGCCTGTAGTATCACTTATATTAAGTGTAGAGCCAGTTGTTTCATATACTTTATAATCCCAAAATCCAACTCTATTTAAATTGATAGTACCACCAGTTAGATTGGTAAATGTTGAACCAGATTCAATAATATCAAAACGATTATATTTACACTTGAATGTTGATAAATCTGGAGCAGAAAAAATGACTTCATTTTTATCCGTATCATTTGTTAACTCAAATATATACGTTGGAGTTAATAACCTTGATTTATCAGTAAGGGTTAAGATAACTGTATTTGATTGATTTTTATTAAGAAATATCATTGTTTCTTTTTATTTAAATTAGGTTTAAATTTTTATTGTTCAGTATAAATAAAAAAGCCTTATGGAGGACCCACAAGGCTTAATTATTACTAAAAGAGAGAATAATATTATGTTACTGCTAATACAGCTGCTTCTTCAACTTCAAATGCTTGAGCTGGTTCTTCAGCTAAGAAAGTAAGAGTATATTGAGAACCATCACCTTTAACAGTACCAGAACCACCACCAGTTGCAGTTAAGTTAGCAAAGTTCGCATAACCCAAGAACCAATAAAGTCCATTACCATCTTTAACAATGATTTGAAGGTCTCTTTGACCAGACGCTATCAATTGAATAGCAGCTCTCTTAGCAGCTTCTCTACGTGGGATAGTTAAGTTAACTGTTTGAGCGAAGTATGTAGAACCATTTTCAAGAGAGATAGTACCAACTTCTTCATAGTTAGCTACGTTTTTATTGAATTGAAATTCAGTGAAAGTAGCACCACTCAACATAGTGATTGCAGTTATAGTATCAGTACCAGCAGTAAATCCAAAACCAGTTTGGTCTACAAATTCTGCTGGTGCAATATAGAATTTAGTTAGGCCACCAGCGTTGTTATCACAACCTTTAATTATTTGGACCAATGAAGTATTACAAGCCATAATGTTTATATTTTTGTTTTTATTTTATTATCTTATTTAATAAGAAAGGGCTGGTCGTGTGACCAACCCTTCTTAATATTATTTACTAATATCAAATATTAGTTGAAGTAAACTATTTCATTACCGTTAATGTGGTAGAAACCTACTTTTAAGTTAGCTCTAGTTCTAAGCTTAGGCTCAGCAACAGTATCACTTAAATCAATAGCTTTCAATTCTTTAGAATCACCTTCACCATCGAATGCATAGATAAGGTTATCTTTAGTAGTTAATACAGCATTACCATCAGTTAAACCTTCAGCAACTACCATCTTGATACCTAAGAAAGTAAGGTTTAATGATTCAGTTACGTAAGCTTGAGTGTTACCTTGAGCAGCAGCAATTCTGTAAGCCAAAGCGATTGATGGAGATACGAATAAACGTAAATCAGCAAGTTTGTTTTTCAATTTAGCTGGAAGAGCATTAACAATAGCTGTTAAGTTAGCAATAACGTTAGCAACAGTTGTAGCTGATTTAGTTACATCAATTACAGATGCGTCAGCAGCTAATTTAACTTCGTGACCATCACATAATGCAAGGTAAGTACCTGTGTAACCAGTATTTGAAGTATCACCTTTCCAACGAATTTCTTCGATTTCAGATTCAATTTCTTTTGACATTTCGTCCCAATAGAAAGACATAAAGTCAGCTACTTGCCAAGAACCATTACTACCTTTAACCATTTGTTGGCTGGTAAATGACTGCTCCAAATCAAATCTACAGATTTCAGCTAAAGCTGATACAGCACATACATTGATAGTAACAGCTGATAATGTGTCATCATTAGCAGAAAATGTGCAAGATGATGCTTTAAGGATGTTGTCGAAATCAACAGTTGCAATTTCAGTTGCATACTTGATACCTGGTAGAGTACGGAAGTTATCAACTACACTTGGTGTGATATACGCTTTAGAGTAGAACTCTTGAGCATTAGGACAAAGTAATGCACTTGAATCAACAGTTAAATCAAATTTTAATGGTTTCATATTTTTGTTTGTTTTGTTTTCTTATTATTTAGTATTTTATAATACTTTATTTTAAATTATCACTATTTGAAATTTGTTCAATTATTTTCTTTTAGCAAATTCAAGGTAACCAGCAAGTGGGTTTACATTAGCAAATTTTTCTTTAGACATTGCTTCGTCAGTTACAGTTTCTGGAGCTTTAGCTTCTTCAACCATAGTTTTAATTTCAGCAATCAAAGCATATACTTCATCTAATTTAGATTGAATAACTGGTTCAACAATAGCTAATATAGCTTCAGCATCCATTACAGGGTCAACTTCAGCTTCAACAGTTACTTCAGCTACATCACCTGTTTCTGTTTCAACTTCTTTAGCTTTAACTTCAGTAATTTTACCATCAACAGTTGTTACGATAGTACCATCTTCCAATTCGTGGTTTCCATCTGGTGCTGGAGTTTTTTCAAGTGTGTCTTGGTCAAATAAATATACTTCACCACCAACCTCAACAGCTGATACCCATACGCTTGTACCGTCAGCTAGTAACATTTCAGCGAATTTTAATTTTCTTTTACTCATTTCTTGTTTGTTTAAATTTAAATTATCATTATTATCAATTTGTTCAATTTCTTCTTTATTTATGTTTTTGAACATTTCATTTGTTGCTTCAATCCCGAATAAACCTTCAACGCTAAAACCAAATTGGCCCTTAGCCTTAACTTCATCATTCCAGAATTCTTCGTCTTCAATCTTAACGGATAACATCCAAGTACCAGATGGTACATCAAAACCTAAAGCCTTAGACTTATCAATCTCTGGATTATCAACTATCCAAGATTCTGTAATGAATGCACTAGGAACCACATCTGAGTGGTTTACGTTAATTTTAAATTTTTTTACTTCTCTAGCAAACTTCTCAGCTAACTCTTGAATAGCATCAGCTTCAAATACAACATAAAAATCACCCATTTCTTTATCTCTTCTAAAGATAAGTTGATTTGGTATCATTGCTGGGCCAGTTATTATTTGCTTTTCTTTTTCGAACTTAAATTCAAGATTGTTTGAGAATAATAAACCTTTGGTAAGAATAGCTGGTTGGTCAACAAGAGATACATAATCTAATTTTGTATCTTTGAATTCGCCACCGACCTTAACTCTATATATTGGTAATTTTTTCATAGGTATATTTTATTTTAAATTAAGTAAAAATGAAAATTGTTTAATCTAGATTAAGTTCTTTCTTCATTGATAATACATTCAATGCTTGTATCAATGGCATATTGGTTGCTTCTAATATCTTTGTTGGGTCATTGTTGGCCAATTTATATAATAACATATCCCAACCCCATAAAGCTATTTTTTTTTCTTTTTCAATTTCTTTTTGTACTTCAAGTCTTTCAGCCCTAGATAAATCAGATAGGTCTTCTTCAACCTGTTCTTGATTACCATTCATATTAAATAAACCTTCAAATACTTGATAGATATTATCTCTATATTTGAAATAAGATATTATGGAACCATATACTTCATTTATACAAACTGAATTGAATAGACGCTCACGCAAGAATATATAATTACCATAAGGTTCATATTCTGGATTAAATAACCTATCACCCTTCTTGATTTGTTGTCGATATAATATTGAAAGAATCTTTTTAAAGTTAACCATATATGATTCTTTACAGAAATTCTCCAAATCAATAAATTCTCCAATAGTTAAATTATCTAATGGTAATAAATAAAGTCTTAACTCATTATCAATATCAATATATGGTTTGGTGAATTTAAATGGAGTTTGTGTAATAAAGAATAAATCGTTTATCTCTTCAACGAAATCTTCATAATCCATTTCATCAGCTATTTGCTCTATTGGAACATCAGATAATATTGATAATAGATTTTGATAATATTGATTTTGTGAATCAAAATCTTCTAACTTATAATTATATATTTCCAAAAATTTATCAACATTAATCTCATCCCAACTTTTTGGGATTATGATTGCCATACTTTCTTTTGTAAATATTCTGTTAGTTTAGTTAAATAAAACATAATATAATTAACAGTCATATGCTCTTCAAATATCTTAGCTCTTTTACTGATACTTGATGGTTTTGAATCACCAATAAAATTACCATCTTCATCAACTTCAATATAAAGTATACCAGCAAGCGTTGAAATATAGTCGTTTGGTTTTTCTTTCATAACTTCTTCAAGCTTTAATACTTCACGTAACTTAAATTTATATGTATCATTAACAGCGTTGGTTTTATATGTAACACCATCAAATGTAAAAGTATTCTCAAATGATAATGTATCAACATCCGAATAGTCGTTGATAGTATTGATAGATTTGGTAAGCTTAAGATAAACTTCATAATCCAAATCTTCAATTTCATCCTTAGTTAAATTGTATAAAATACTAATTATATCAAAAATCTTATCTACATCATCTTGATATATCTTGGTGTTCAATGACATAATTTTATTAAGATTATCAATTGTAATATCTTTTACGTTAGAATTTAATACGATTTTTTTACCGTTGATTGAAATAGTTTCCATAATTTTCTCTTTCATTTAAATTATACTATAAAAAAGAATGTTTTTAACCTATTTCAGCAGCTGTTCTAAATCTAGATACTCTTTCTTGAGTATCAGTTACATCACTTTCAACAACATATGCTCTAACACTTGTATTTAAACCTTGTTGTTGACCACCATTATTAAAATTACCAGCAGTACCAAATAATGTTGTTTGATTTGGTGTAGGACTATTAACAGAACCAGTAGCACTTGATATACTATCAGCAGTTGCACCAGCACCATCAGCTGAAGGAGCACTTGGTAATGGTGCTGCATCAAATGTAGTAGCTTTAATCTTAGCTATTTGAGCTATACCTGTAGCAACAGCAGCAGCCGCAGCAATACCACCCAATATAGGACCAACAATAGGTATACCAGCCAACGCACCAAATGCAGACAATGCAGAAGTTGCGGTTGTAATAACGGCTTGTGCTATTTGAACCTTTTTATTAACCTCAAATTGTTTCTTCTTGATTTTATTTTCTTCATTGGTTTTTTTAACAAGAATCTTAAATTCTTCTTCAGAACCCTTTTCAACACCTTCAAGTTGTTTCTTATACTTCTCATCAACCTTGGTTAATTGTGCATCGAATATGGCATTGGATAAACCAGATATATCATTAAGAGCTTGAGAGGCTTGTCCTAGACCTTTAGTAATAGCAGCTTGTCTATCAGCACGAGCTTGTTCAGTCTTTTCTTTTTGGTTAGCAATAAACTCATCTTCAAGTACGGCAACATCAGCAAAATATTGTTGGTCGATTAATTTACGTTCAGTTGCAGTTAAAGTATCATCTTGAAGATTTATTTTTCTTTCTAATTCTAATTGTTCTTTAAGTATATCCAATTCAGCTTTAGAACCTTCTTCAACACTTAATAATCTTAGTTGAATTTCAGCCATATTATTATCATTTTCTTTCTTGATAGCTTTATCTCTACTCTTGATTGCATCAGCGTTTCCATCATCTCTGATTTTTTTTTCTTCTTCTTCTTTTTTCTTATTATCTTCATTTATTTTAGCATTCTTTTCTTTATTAGAAACGATTACTTCATTATTGATAACAGTAATTTGAGTAGCTAAATCAGCATTCTCTTTTTTAAGACCAGCAACATAATCCAATTGTTTTTGATATTCTTCATCAGTAATAACACCGAACGCTTTTCTTAACTTGATTTCAAGTTCAGTCTCTTTGATTAATTTGTCAAGAGTTTCTTGTCTTGCTTTACGTTTCTTAATCTCTAAATCAGTAACATCTTTACCCAAAGATTTTTGAATATCGATTTCTCGTTGAAGTTCATCTTGAATAAGACTTGAATTTTTAATAAAGTCTTCTCTATTTTTTTGATAACGTTTAAATCTTTCTTCTTGGATTTTTTTAGATTTTTTTTCTTCTCCACTTTCAACAATACCCAAGAATTCAAGTGCACTTTTTACAGTATCAACAGTATTAGTTAAAAATTGAAAGTTAGATATAACACCCAATACAGCTTCTTTAACTTTATCAAAGTTTGCTATAAGGGCCGCTAAACCAACAACTAAAAAACCAATACCTGTACCCATTACTGCTAGTTTAAATAGTTTAAGAGCACCTGTTGAAGCACCCATAAAAGCTGTATATGCTTTTTGAGCAGTACTTGCAATACCAGTACTACTAGCTAACTTAACAAAACCGTCAGATAAATCTTTTATACCATTTGATATGGCAATAGCTGATTGTACCTTCAACATAACTTTAGTTACCTTTTCACCAGCACCACCCATTAATCCAAATGCACCAGCAGCAAGTGATATAGAACCACTTAATGTTTTTGATATACCATCAAATTTCTCAGCTGTTAACTTTAATTTATCTAATGGATTTACAGCAGTACCAGCAGCATTACCAACGTTGGTAAGTTTTCCACTAACTTCATCTAAGGCTGAATTTAATTTCTTAAAATCATCACTACCCTCATCACCAATTTCACCAAGAGTTTGTTTTATTTCATTTAATGAATTTTTTAACTCACCAACTGTCTTTGCTGATTGACTATTATTAATGATTATATCAATTTCTATCTTCTTGCTTGCCATTGTATTTCTTTATATTAAAATTACTTGATTTTGTTATTTGTTTTCCTATCCCCCAATAAATATCATCAGCGGTGAAACTGTAATTATACCAATTAGTATAATTTTAATTATTTTCGATTTGCGTATAGAGCGATTCTGCTGGACGATAATATCTTCTTTGATATATAACTCCATATCCTTATTATCAAGCAGTAGAGACTGGTTATAATTGATATAATCGTTATTTTTTACCTTATACTCAAGCAATGTTATTTGAATGGACCCATTAAGTATAATTGAATCTTGTAATATTATTCTATGTTCATATACGTTGATTAACGAATCATTCAACTCTTTAACCTTTAACTCACCCAAGATATATCTTGCATCAGATAGTAAAAAAGATACCAATGTATCACCATTTGTATTCACGGTCTTATATACCCTTGGCTTCAAGATAGTTTGTGAACTCGATAATAACGGAATCAGCATCCAAATGCTTAACCCTAGTATGTATAGTAGTTTTTTCATTTTTAAGTTTATTTATCGTTGAATCCAACCAAAAGTTTTTTAGTTGAAGGTTCTTATTTTCAGATTTTACTTTATCAATATTTAGGTCAATCAATTCGTTTAGATTTTTAAGACTATCAATTTTAACCAAGTATGAATCATTTAGTTTATTTAAGTGGTCAATCTCATTTTGATAGGTATTGATAGGTTTTACTGTCCTAATAAAAATAGCCCATACCAGTATAACTGATAGGACTATAATTGCTATTGTTTTATAATCTATCTTCATATTAAGGTTTTTGGTATACGGTCCTTGAACCTGTTAATTTATATAACCCACCACTAGATAATGTTGTATCAGCATCAGCAGCCGCATCATTAAGATATTCTGTTATTAATGGTGCTAAATAACTAGTATAAACTGTATTGGCTGTAGCTCCGCTTAAGTTATTACCACCTAATAAAACTGAGTTAGCACCAGTAACTACACTATTATTTGAATGTATAAAACTATTACTACCAGTTGCAGTACAACTAACACCACCAGCGTGTGATGATTGGCCATTAGCGATAGAAGCAAAACCTTCACTATGTGAATAATCACCATTTGCTTGAGTACCAAACCCTTCTGAGTGAGATGCTGTACCATTAGCTTCACTTGCAAAACCTTCTGCGTGAGTATATTCAGCAGTTGCAATTGTATCAGTACCTTCACTATGAGAATAATCTCCACTAGCAGTTGTATTAATACCTTCTGCGTGAGCAAAATTACCACTAGCTACAGTATTTAATCCTTCAGAGTGTGAACCTAAACCACTTGCCAATGTACTAGTACCCTCTGCGTGAGAATAAATACCTGTGGCAATAGTATCATTACCTTCAGCGTGAGCTGCTTGACCACTAGCTATAGTTCTATTACCTTCAGCGTGAGCTGTTTGTCCTGTAGCGATACACTCAAGACCTTCAGCGTGAGAATAAAAGCCACTGGCAATTGTAACTAACCCTTCAGCGTGAGAACCAACACCACTTGCTATTGTACCATCACCAGAAGCAGATGAATAATTACCACTTGCTGTTGTACCTGTTCCCTCTGCATTGGAAGCAATACCACTAGCTAGGTTATCTAAACCAGTTGCCATAGCATAATCACCAATTGCATCAACATTTGATAAATTTCTAGCCCTTATGCTACTTAAACCAGCAGAACCTGGTACCCATAATGTACTACCACTTATTATTTGACTAATTGAAATACTATCACTTTGGTTGGTACCAATATATACTGGTGATTGTAAATATATTGCACTACTTCCAGTATATATTGAGCCAGTTACTGTACCACCAATTACTGTAATATTACTACCTATAATAGTAGAGTTATTTCCAATTCTAAAATTATTATCACCAAACGATTGATTATTATTACCTTGAATAAAACTATTTTTACCAGCCACATTATTATTGTCTCCAATAATATTAGCACCAGTAGTTCTTGGTTGAAGAACGTTATTAAAACCTCTGATAGTTGAAACTGATACATTATTACCAATAATATTACCATTAGAAACATTATTAATTGAATTATCATTTGATAAACGTCCATATACACTACCAGTTCTATTTACGTCTTCTAATGTTGGTGTAAATTGTTGATAATCATCAATACTTAATAATTCAACCTTGGTTAATTTATTTGTGTTAGCATCATAATCTATTATTTTATTTATATAATAATAATTATCGTGTATAAATATTTTATCTTTAAATGATAATTGTTGAATATCTAATTCATTTATTAAAAAATATCCAGTTAATAATTTACCATTTTCAATTTGAGATATAAAATTCTTATAATATCTATTATATAAATTATTATTTGTTAACTGATTTCCCTCCCAACTATCATAAAATAAATAATCAACTAAACCAAAATTAATATCAATTGTTGGTGCTAATGGATTATCAAAATGTCCAGCGTATGGATATGAATTATAATATGTTACACCACTTGTTATACCAGATAATAATGGTCCAACTTCATTTAATGGAGCATATATCCAACCTCTTGAATCAATCCAATCAGCATCATATAATAATCTAATATTATTTTTAGGTACTGTAGTATTAATCATAGGAATAACATCACCAAAATAATTTTCATTTATTGGTGTTGGGCTAAATATTAATTCTATTTTTTTGGTATCTTTTACAAAATCATTATCAAATTCATATTCATATTGACCATATATATCACCAGTAGATTCTAAATATGTTTTATTATAATAATCACTATCTTGTTTATATGTTAATAATAATTTCTTATTTTGTAAGTCTGGTAAAAATTTAAGATTAATATCTTTATTTATATCTAATTTATTAGTCCAATCTTTTATTGAACCACCAGCATAATAATCATCACGAGTTTGAAAAATAAGTTTTTTATTATTAACTTTGTCTGGTTCAACGTATAGATTATACATCTTGATAATAGATGCAACAAAATCTTTTTGTTTGATATTTTTTGGTACGAAATTATTTATTTCAACTTCTTGACCTTCAGTTAAATTAGGGTTTGGTAAAATCTTAATTGAGTTAATAGACCTATTATTAGTGTCACTAACACCCAAAGCAATATACATTTTTGGTGGATTTGTAAATACATTAGTTGAAGAGTCTTTCCAACCAAGATTTGTACAAAATGCTGGTGTTTGATTTATTGTTTTATATTCACCAGTTATCCAATTAAAAAAGTTATCATTAGTTTTTACATCAGTTAATTTTAAACCATTTATAAATGCTTTACTTACATAAATTGCATTATATCCAGCAGTTAAAACTAAATCATTAGCATCTAAAGTTTCTTCAATAATAGTTTGTTGTCCTACTATATTAAATGTTGTATTTTTAGCTAAATTATGTATTACTTTAAATTGAAATTCATCCTTATTAATAGTGCTAGTATCTAAATACATATCAACATCTGCATATAAATAAATTACATAATCATATACTATATTAAAATTAACTTCACTATAATGTAATGGTGAACGCCATATACCAGTTGTCGAATCGTAAGAATTTAATGGGTTATTATCTTCTTGATTAAAAATTAATGGTGCTATAACCTGTGTACCTATGTATTCATAACATTGATTTACTGGACCACTTGTTGTAAATCCACCTGTAAACCAAATTTGTTGTAATGTTTGACCTGTACTACCAGAATAACCAGCAGTTACTGTGTATGTGTCTTCATTTGATTTCGGTTGTTCACCATTATATGGTATAATTAATTTATCAAATGAATCTTGAACCAACGAATCCCATTTATATGAATATCCAGCATTACTAAAAATTCTATCCCAATAAGCCTTGGCAAATATACTTGGTGTAAAATCAGTTAAGGTATAATATGATTTACCTAAGTTATCCATCATATTATATTTATATACATCTATCCAAGTATTACCACTAGTTGTTAATACATTATCCCAAGTATAATCGTGATTGAAACCACTAAAACTTAAGTCTTGAAGTAAACTATCACTTATTATTGAAAAAAAATCTGAATTATCATTGGTTATTTGAATATTGTATTCAATATTCTGGTCACCGTTAGCTAATGCTGGACTTAATTTGTTTATATCCAATAATTGCATTACACCTTCAAATACTGGTATACCACCTTGAAGTATAACACAATCAGCTTTTTTACTTTGTTGAAATGATGAAGTTACAATATTAACGTCGAATAAGTAGTTTAATAATTTATTATTATTATCACTACCAGGTAATACTATTGTTTTTGAATATGCACCATTCTTCTTTGATATATCTTGAATCTCAGCAATACTAAAGTTTAAAGGAACACTTATATTTTCCTTAACATCTAAATAACCAGCAGTTGTTATTACTCCGTTAACGGTTTGTTTAATTTGAATTTGTGTTACCATATTAAAATTTATTTATTACATCTTGATTAGCGTATTCAATAGTTATTGTGTATTGAAAATTCTTTTGATTCTTTTTAGTTGTTATTTGTAAATCAGTTGTTTTAACTATTACAGGCCAGAAATTTAAACCATCTCTAATATAAACCAATGGACTCGTATAAAGCTCTTGAAATAAGTTTGATTCTTGATTAGTTAACCAATTAGTCCTTAGTGTTAATTCTTCAATTACACTAGTATTTATTTGATTTCTACCTCTATCTTTAGCTTCATATCCCCATCTACCTGTAGAAGTATTTAAATCACCTAAGAATGAAGTGTATTCATCTTTTGTTATATTTATCTTCCTAATATTTTGTAATTCAAAGTTAACTGGTAATATTGAACCTAACCTATCAAAGAAATATAATTCTATATTATCATATCTAAAACAATCTTTATTTAGTTTGATAATATAGCTTTGAGTTGTTGATATGCTACCACTATTTTCAAGATTTATAACATAATGAGTTGTTGAAGTTTTAAATATTGGTAAGGCTCCAGATATAATTTGAGGTGAAGTTGAAAAGTTTGTTAAGTTATATGGTCCAACACCCACAGTTTGCATTACTGTGTTACCAGTAGTGGTTCCAGTAAATCTATAAATACCTTCCACACTACCACCAGCAAATGGGTCACCACTGTAAGTAATAACTGATAATATTGGTGTATATGAAGATGGTGTATTTGAATAGAAATTTACCCACATTCTATTAGATTCTTTAATTCTAAATGGTGTTTTATTTGCTGGAAACTTCTCTGTTAATACTAATTTTTTAGTAAATGATGATGCATTATAATCAGTACCTAAATATGAATTGAATGTTTTATGTGATATAGCACCGTTAAAAGCTGTATTACCAGTTGAACAAGTTAGGTTTGGGAATTGAGATTTGCGTCCATCTTGGAAGCGTACAGTACCACTATATGTAAAAGCTGATGTACCACTTAAACCAAAAGATTCTTGTTCAACATACTCAATTCTAGTTGTAGCTGAAGATGATACACCAACAAATGATAAATTTGGAACATCAGCTGGATTATCTGGTGTAACTATAATTTGGTCACCAGCATCGAATAATGGGTCTGTAGCACCAAATAGTCTTATTTGATATGCTTCAATAGTACCACCTAATCTGTTAACTGTAACACTAGAATAAGGCCAAGAGTATAAATACTCTTCACCAAAACATACATCGTAGTTAACAAAGTTTTCTGGACAAGCTGAGAATTGATTTAAATTAGAATTAAAGAAAGCTGATACACTTGAATCTAACACTTGATTTATATCAGCAACACCTAATCCATCATTAGGTCTTGGAAATAAGCTGTATGTTGCTAATAATGATGCTGTATTGGCTGAATATATATCTACTAGATACTTGAAACCATCTTTAGTTTTATTGGTTGAATCAAGATAATAAAATATTGGATTGGTAACTGGTGTAAATGTTTGAGGACTACCACTAATTGTAATTGCCATAATTCTTTTTATTTAAATTATGGTTAATAAATTAATGTTTTTAATCTCTATCTATTTCTATAAATATCTCTTTGATATATAAATCACCGATTTCATTAAGTATCTTTTCATATTCTATAGAACTTTCAATATTTTTTGAAATGTTATATTTTTTATCCAAGTATTCAAAATAATCTAAACTCTCCATTGAAAGTTTATAACCAGTTTGTGTTTGTACTGCAAACCACCTTATACTATTAAGTAATTTTCCACTATCAACCAATTTAAGGCGAACTAGCTCGTCTTTATATAACTTTGTTAGTCTATTTGCTATCTTTGTATATTCGTTTATTAGGTTTGCCATAAATACCTTATTTTAATCGTTATAATTTTCTACTAATGTAATATTAAGATATTCGTGTATAATATTTCTATAATTTTTTAACACCTCAGCAGTTATTATATTAGTTAGATTTTCTACTGGTGTTGATTTAATGATAATAATTGCCATACCTAACCAACCATTATTCAATGCTTCAAACAATGATTTGGTTCTAGCTATAGTTAATTGAAGTTCTTTAAAATCTGTTTGTAATAGTTCTTCAACTTTAAATTCAACTTGGAATGTTGCAATTACTTTTTGACCAAACTCTCTTCTATTTAACTGTTCCATTATTTCACTAGAGGTAAATTTAATTGGAACATAATCTGGATTTATTACTAAACCATTATCGTATAAATACTCACCATTAAGTATTTTTTGATATTCATCTTCCGTAATATCAATTTTTATATAATCTACATTATAGCTTTCACTAATAAGTTTAATTACACCATCATTATTTACTGATATCCATTTTTTCATAATATATTTTTTTAGTTTGGTAATATTAATGTTCCGATAACACCAAAAGTTTGGTTATCTT